TTACTAATTGGAGTTGTAAGAGAAAAATACTTAGATGGATATAACAGCTCTCAAAAAGAGTTTTTATTTGCCAATAGAATAATTTTAAAATAGGAGAAAAGATGAAATTTAAAGATGTAATAAAGCTGTGGACTTTAACAACAATTTTAGCTGCAATTGAACAAACAAAAGCAGTAAGTTCTAAAATATTTGATAAGTATTTTAAAGCAAATGCAAAGCCTGTTATGGGAAATACAGCAACACTAAAGATTAGAAAAGGAGCTGGAGTTGTACTTGAAACAATACTTCCTGGTGCAGAAAGATTGGTTAAAGATTTAAAAGATGTTTATGAAATCACTATTAAGCTTCCAAGATTTGGTTTGCAAGATACTATCTTACCACACGAGATAAATGAGTTTGAGTCACTAGAAGGTGAAGCAAAAGCTGAAGCTGTATCAAGAAAAATAGCAACAATTTTAAAAGAGCATAAAGATGACTACATGACAACTTTAGAGTTTATGTGTGTTGGTGCATTGTTTGGAAAAGTTGTAGATGGTTCTGGAAAAGTTCTATTTGAATTTAGAAGTACTGCAACTCCAATTGAGTTTAAAAACAAAGAGATTGATGTTGTTTTAAATGAAATTGATAATGCTTTAGTTGATGAGTTAGGAACTGAAGTACCTTACGATATTTTATGTTCAAATGACTTTTTTAACAAAGTTGTAACTAAAGCAAAAACAGCTGGAGAGTTTGACAACAAAACTGCATCTTACATAGATGAAGAGGGAACTAGAATTTTAGTTTTACATGGAAAAAGATTTGTTCCATATAGAGCTTCATATCCTGATGAAAATGGAAACAATAAAAAATTCTTAAAAGAGAACACAGCTATTGTAATTCCTAAATCTGAAAAAGTTTATGAAGTTGTTTATGGAAGAGCTGATCACACTGAAGCTGTAAAAGTTGCTCCAAAAATGTTCTTTGCTGCTACTCCACAAGAGTTAGAAAGAGGAAAAGGATATGCAATTGATACAGAAATGAAAGCAATGCCATATTGTACAAGACCAAGTGCTTTAATTAATTTAGTTTTTTCAAACTAAAAGCAATTTTTATAAAAAGCTCATATCTCAAAAATATGAGCTTTTTTATTAAAAACGATAAATATATCAAATGAAAAAAGATTTTAAGTTTTAAACGGGTTTTAAACGCCTTAAAAAGGATTTATAAAGTGATTACAAATGAAGATTTATTAAAAGAGATAAGTGAGCAAGAATTAAAAGAGTTATCAGATTTAAATGCAAATGGAATTTTAAATCAAAATGTAATTGATGATGCATTAAATGATTCAATCTCTTTTTGTGAGTCTTTTATAATTTTGCCAAACAATCCAACACCACTTCTTAAAAAAATTATTGTTGATTTTACAATCTATGAACTAAGAAGAAAAAATGGTTTAGTACAAGATAGTGACAAAGAGTTAAAAAAAGAGAATGAAGCTTACTTACTAAAAATGAGTACAGGAAGATTACTTACAAATATGGAAGAGAAAGAAAAAGCACAAGATACTCCAAAGAACTTTGCTTTTAAACACCAAAATAAAAAAAGAGTAGATTTTAAAGGGTTTAGATGAAATTATCAAATGCAGATAGAAATAGAATATTAGCTAGAAGCTTATTTGTAGATGCAAATAAAAGCTATGCAGATATAGCTCTTGCTTTAGAAGTTAGTGATAAAACAGTTGCTAATTATCAAAGTAAAGATAAATCTGAAGGTTTTGATTGGCTTACATTAAGAGCTTCAAAACATATCAAAGAGACTCAAGAAACAAAAGAGAACATGTACTCTATGTTTATAACTTACATGTATCAAACTCTAAAAGAAATTAGAGAAAATGAAAAAATGAGTGTTGAAAATAAAGCTCAAATGATTGTAAGTCTAGGTGATAGTTTCTCTAAAATGGGAAAAATTGCAAGACAAGAAGACCCTGAAGCTTATAAACTTGGAATTATAAAAGTAACTATTGAAAAAATATTAACTTCTTTAAAAAGAGAACTTAATGTTGATTGCATGGAAAAAGTAATAGAGACTGTTTATGAAATTCAAGAGGAACTAGCAAATGTCACTATTTGAAAAATCTGAATTACTAGATTATTTAAACGATACTTATTCAACTGCTCTTGATAATGGCTTTACAAAAATAGGAGCTTTAAAACTTACAAGAAAAGAGTATAAAACTTGGGTTAGTGATTTTGCAAGCGAACTAAAAGAGCAAATCAAAGTTTCAACTTTACTTGATCCAACAAAAGCTAAAGAGAGAATTGAACAACAAAAGTGTGACTTCCATTATTTTAGAAGGACTTACTTTCCACACTACTACAGTTTAGAAGGTAAATCAAAACTTCAAGATGAACTAGAATCTATTTATTACAAAATCATAGATGATTTAAAACCTATGGGATTAAAGTTTGCAATAGCAGCTCCAAGAGGATTTGGAAAAAGTACTGATGTATCTATTGCTTTTCCTATTTGGTGTATTGTAAATAACTATAAACATTTTATAACTCTTTTCTCTGATGCAATAGAACTAGCTGAAACTTTAGTGGAAGCAATCAAGTGTGAACTAGAAGAGAATGATAGATTAAAACAAGATTTTCCAAATGCTTGTGGAATTGGTAAAGTTTGGAAAATTGGAGAGATAGTTACAAATAACAATATCAAAGTAAAAGCTTATGGTTCTGGAAAAAGAGTAAGGGGTGTTAAACATGGTACTTACAGACCAGACCTTGCAATCATAGATGATTTAGAAAATGATACAAATGTAAGAAGTAGAACTCAAAGAGATAAACTAGAAGATTGGCTTGATGAAGCAATTGATAACTTAGGTAGTGTTGATGGGTCTATGGATATTTTATACATAGGAACTATTTTACACCGAGATAGTGTATTAGCTAGAAAACTAAAACTAGCTTTTTGGCATCCTATAAAATTTAGAGCTTTAGTTCAATATCCAAAAAATATAGAGCTTTGGGATGAGTACTCAAAAATATTCAAATATGATGGTGTTCAAGAAGCTCATAACTACTATTTAGAAAATAAAAATCTAATGGATCAAGGAGCTGTTTTACTTTGGGATGCTGTAAGTTTAGAATATCTTATGCAAAAAAGAGCTGCTAATAACAAAGCCTTTCAAAAAGAGCAACAAAATAATCCAAATAGTGAAAATCAAAAGTTTGACTCTAGCAAATTTCCAAAAATAAGTCATACTCAAATGCCAAAGCTTGATTATATTTACTATGTAGTTGATGCCAAAGGTGATAGTAACCAAGGTGACTTTTGTGGAAGAGTTGCAGCAGGTATAAATTTTACTACTCAAAAACTATATATCTTCTACTCAAAACAATCAAGAATAAAAGGTAAAGCTGTTGTTGATGAAGTAATAAAAGATTTACAAAAAATGAAAGTAGATATGCTAGGTGGCGATAAAAATGGTGGTTTTTTTATGCTACGAGATTGGATAAAAGATGCTTGTTTTAGAGAAGGTGTAAGAGTACCTATTATGAAATTTACTCATCATACTCAAAATAAAGAGGACAGAATGGGAGAGTTAGAGTTCCCACTTGATGATGAAGATATTATCTTTGTTGGTGATCATCCAGAACTTTTTGCACAAATGGATGATTTTCCAGAAGCTGAAAATGATGACTTACATGATCCACTTCAACAAATCTATGCAATGAGTAGATTAAGAAGATTAAAAAAAGATTCACAAAATGGTGGGAAAAGAACCAATACAAGAAGTACTAATACTAGACACAAAAGACCAAATAGGAGATAAAAATAAATGATTAAAACAATAAAAAAACTATTTGTAAATAATAAACAACAAACTGTAAAAGTAAGAGACCTTACAAGATACAAAGATATTTTAAAGCCACTTTTTGAGTTACCTGTTCATAACAGTTGGTTGGATGATGAAACAATAGATAAAATTATGAGAGATGGTACTGTTATTGCTGCTATTGGAAATAGAAAAGCTAGCACTTTAAAAAAAGAGATCTTAATTGAGTGTGAAAACAAAGTTTTTAAAGAAGCTTTAGAAGATGCATTTAGCTTTAATGTAATAGATTCAATTTTAGATATTCCATACTATGGATTTGGAGTATATGAGATAAATTGGAGTGTAAATAATGGAATTATTATTCCAACTTTACATGAAAGAGATTATAAAAATTTTATTCTAGATAATGGAAAACTCAAATTTAATGGTTTGGGATATGCTGAAGATATACCTTTTGATAAAGCTATTGCTGCAACTTATAAAGCAAAACCAAATAAACCTTATGGACAGCCTTTAATACAAACTCTTTTTTGGTTAGTTGAGTTTAAAAATGCATCTTTGCAATTTTGGGTGGAGTTGCTTGAGCGATTTGGAACTCCGTGGGTAATTGCTAAAACTGAAGGTGATAAAAATGCCTTAGCAGATGAAATTTATAATATGCTTGGTGGTGATGGAGCTGTATTAGATACTGAAGATGATATAAAAATAGAGACTGTAAAAGATGGTGGAAATTTTAAAGAGTTAGTTGAATATATAGATAATCAAATAAGAGAAGTAATTTTAGGTGGAAATTTAACTGCAAATGTAAAAGGTGGAAGTTTAGCAGCTGCTAATGTGCACAATGAAGTAAGAGAAGATTTAGCTCAAGCTGATGAAAATATTGTAAATCAAATCATAAGAGAGCTTATTTGGACTTTTCAAAAAGTAAATAACACTCAGCATCAAATAAAAGGTAAATTAAAAGATAAAGATGATCCAAATAAACCTTTAGCAGATAGAGACAAAGTTATTCATGATATGGGATTCAAACCTACAAAA